TGCCTTGCCCATCTGCTGTCAAGCATCTCTTTTGATGCAGTAGCAAAGTCATTAGCATACACAGCCGCCCACATATTTTTAAACTTCTTTAATCGTGGCACACCCATATTAAATGCCATGTCCATTAGTACTAGTTGACGTACAGCGTCTAAGCTATCCACGCAAGAGTGCGCTCGGCATAGTTCTTCCTCAACAATCTGTACGTCATTCGTTGCTAAATAAACCGCATCAGCTTCAGTTATGCCATGCTCATATATTGCATCCATATTTGGAATGTCCATATGGTCAAGTTCTTCTTTACTAATGCCACGGTCTTTTAGGTTTCTTCCTATTCCAATGGTATCAATGCCTAATGTATCTTGATAGACTGTAAGCACAAGACCTTCCCCTTGGATTAGTTTATCTATAAATTTCTGACGTTCATACTTCATTTCTTCTCACTACCTAACCAAACTGCAAATGCACCTGTCATTGCACCACTAACTACAGATATCATTGCACTCTGTTGTGTACTAATATCATCTAATGAAATGCCCCACTCAATTACTCGTATATACATTATTGTCATTACAAGCATCATTAAACGTGGTAGAATCTTGTACTCTAATATCTTCTTTGCAGCCATCGCTATTTCTTTCCGAAGAATTTAGTCGCGCTACGTACTCCAAAAGAAGCAGCCACAATAATACCAAGACTATACTGATACCATTGCGGCATCGCTTCCAACTGAGCAAACCCATTTGCTACAACCTCTTCCATTCCCGGTATGAATGCTAGTATAAGTGGAATACTAAACAGTATAGTAAGCCATTCATCTTTCCATGAAGACTGACTACCTTTAGCCATCTCCAAATCCCAGTCTATCTCACCTGTAGCTTTTTTCTGCATCACTACAGCTTCGGCTTGCGCCCTAGCTACTTTAGTTGCTGACTGAGCCTTCTTCTCTTCTACCTTACCACTTAACCATGTACCAGCTAAATCTGCTACAGGTCCTATCAACATATTAAGCACGTCTAAACCTCGCTGTTTTCTTTGCTATTTTTTTGGGCTGGGATACAAACTGACGACCCGCTTTTTTTCCTGCTCGTTTAGCTTTCGTGGTAGCCGCGTACTCCTGTGACGATAAGGACTTGATAGCTGCTGACGGTAAATACCGTTCTCCAGTTTCACTGGATTTCTTGCCACTCTTAGTTCTCCACTTTTGTTTTGTCCAAGACTTTAAACTTTGTTGTGATTTAGCTAGTGCCATTTTACATCCACATTATTAAAAATACTAAAAGTGCAATCAACCCTACACCAACTGCAAGTGCAATACCACCAACTTCTACATTATGTACAAAAGCATCATGTTTCTTACGTTTAGCAATACGTGCTTGCTTTTCTGCTTCCTTTGCTTCTTGTATTCGTTTAGCACGTTCAGCTATTATGCCTTCCCAAACACCGGGGCCAAATCTTATATTAATTAAGTTCTTCATTTCTTGCATATGTTCTTGTGCAAGTTTGGCATTTATAGTTTCTTCAGCAATTGAATTTATAGCGAAAGGGTCTTTCTGAGCTTTACTTCTTTTCTTTTGTATCTGCTGTTCGCCATCAAACATGCCGTCAATATATTTTGCTATATCGCCTATATCATTACAAGTTGTAATGGCTTTCTTTATTCCGTCTACACTCGCTTTGACAAGTGCAATACCTGCCATAGTTTCTGCTATCATAACTCTCTCCTTTTATGATATGCATGTTATCTGTACCCACCACCTTTTGCTTTGTATTGCTTTGCTAACATCTGGGCTTTTCTTGCTGACCATTGACCAGCACCACCGCCACTAGTGCCTGACTTTATTCTACTGAACAGGTTCTTACGCATTGTTGGTTTGGTATAGTTACCTGCTTTATTTACTGTGGATTTATTTTTCTTCATGGTTATCTCACTGGGTCAAAAAATTCTTCTGCGGCTATAAGCGTAGTTAATGTATCTGCTGTTTCAGCCGCAACTATTATTTTATCTTCTGCGTGTAAATATAATGGTAAGGTATTTGTAAAAACATTCTCAAAGTCTTTACCTGTTACAGGATGTGCTGAAAAAAGAGTATGTGTTACGTTAGTTAACTTCTCATATATTTTTAATGTATAGTTTTTATTAGCAGCATTAGTATTGCTAATCATTAAATTCTCAACATGAGATGAAAAGTTTTTAGGTACAACATATACATCTGTATCAGAAGTAGAATCCAATGCAGTTAAATGAGTTACAAACTTTGAGCCTTCTTGGGTTCTAGGCATATTACTTTATCCGCACCTTATCTATACATATAACTGACCACTTGTGAAACTTTATATTCCACTTGCCAAGTAGTCTAGCTATCTTTAAAAACAGATGGCTAAAGAATGTCCAATAAGAATCAACCAAAAAAGTTTTTAGGCTTGTCAGATTTGTTAACATTCTTCTTATGCCTTCCGGGTCTTCGTAGTCTTTTCTTCGCCATAAAAGAATTAGTAAATTGTTTAGCCATTACTTCTTCTTTTTAGCCATACCACCACGCATCATCTTCTTCTTAGCCATCTTAGCCATGCCACCGCCACGCATTCTCTTAGGCATTGTTGCACCACCACCACGCATCTTTGTTACTTTAGCTTTACCCTTCATGTCTCAATCTCCGTCTTTCTACTACTAAGGCGTTATATGTATCTTCAGGAAAATGTTTATAGTATCCTGACTTTTCTAGGCTTAATGCCGCATCATCCAATATGGACAATCTCTGTACGAATACCATACAGTATTCTAATTCACTACTAGTTATACCATCTTCTTCTAAAAAGTCAAGACCTGCATCACTAGCATCAAAGTCTGGATGGAATATCATAAGGTGTAAATCTTTACCTGCACTACTCAGTGCTTCATTCATGCCATCACATAAACCATCTAGGTATTCCATGCTTGGCATGTCTTCTTCAGCCCATACAACTATATCATAGTTATGCGCATCAAAAGATTTTACTGCGTCACATAAACCTTCTAGCCCAGTATTAATGCTAAAGACTACCTTATCATCTGCCCATGCTTTAGCGGCATAGGGGCAGGGTGGTAGTCCATTTAGCTTTACGTTTGGTATCTCAAGAAAGTTATGTGACCAATTACGTATATCTTGTTCTATAGGGTGCATTACTTCCCTGTAATTTTATTGAATGCTTCTGGGCTTTTAGCTTTTAATGCTTTCAGACCGGGGTTCATTGTAACTGAACCACCTGCTGCATACATATGCTTCTTACCATATGCCATACCACCATTAGCCATCTGTGCTTTAGCCATTTTCTTAGCGTCACTTTTTTTCATAGTACCTACACCAATTGATACAACTGTTACATTATCATCTTTTTTCTTTTTCATTAGCGCACCTTTACTAGCTTGTACAGTTTTTGAAGCATCAGATATTTTTTCTTTTGCATTCTTTACTTCTTGTTTAGTAAAGTCTGATGGTGATTCTAATATTTCGTAAGCATCTGCTAAACTCATGTTTGCCATTTTACTTCTTCTTTTTCTTTTTAAAAGGATTAGAATCTGGTCTACCTGTATATACAGTGCCTATTAAACCTTTATGTGTAACACCTACAACCATACCATCTTTGTATACAGGCTTACCACCCTCTTTAAGTTCCTTGGTAATTTTACTTAACATACCTTTACTTAATGGGTTCTTAGCTTTATCCTTACGCTCTTGTATTTGCTTTAATGCTCTTGCATTAGGTTTTGTTTTAGCTGGTGCTTTATTATCGTATGATGGACCTCTTGCTGGTCTTGCATCTTTAATACTAGTATCTCTTACAGATTTATTGCTTAACGCCTCTATCTTTTTACCTGCACGTCTTTGCTTATCTCTTGCAGTATTAAATGCTGCATTAGGATTCTTAGCATCCTTTGGTTTAGGTGGTAGTTTAGAATCACCTCTGCCCGGTCTATATGCTTGAGCATTTCCATCTGTTTTAGGTTTTGCTTTAGGTACAGAAGGTTTAGGTGTAGGACCTTTCTGATTTACCTTCATTTCTTGTTTAGCTTTTGTTACTAAACTTTTCTGGTCTGCTTTATTACTTGTAATAACTTGCTTTAAAGCATCGCCCGGAGTATTTTTCATCATATACTGAAGGATATCGTTATCTAAAGAAAAAGACTTTTTAAGATTATCTAATATAGCAGATTTTGTTTTAGGAATTGTTTCAGGATTTGGTTTCTTAACTGTACCACTAGGTTTCTCAGTCATAAATCCCATAGGTTTTACATTAGATGAATTAGATGATATCTTTTTATTTATAGCTGCTCTAATACTTGCAGATATAGCACCGCCAGTAGGTTTGCCATCAGCACCTACCTTACGTATGCCACCCATTGCACCTATCTGATATTTTTGTCCTTCAACTGTTACAATCTTTGCCACAATAATCTCCTACCATTTTACTTTGTGTGACCAGTACTTAGCTGATAGCTTGCTGGTCGGTTTACCTTGTGCATTATGTCTAGCATAATACGATTTCTTACGTGCTTTATCTTTTGCTGATGTAGGGTTCTTACCTGCCCCTGATACACCTTGCTGTCCAAATCTAATAAACTTGTATGTGTCACCCTCTTTAGCCATCACGCAGTGTGACTTAGTTTTGTGACTAGGAGTTCTCTTAGGCTTATTCACGCCTGTAAGACCCTCCTCTTTCATTTTGGTTTTAACTCTTTCAGGTATAGCCATTATAGTGAACTCTCACACTTGTACTGTACATCGGTATATAATACTGGGAATAGTTTACGTGTCTCGTTATACATCTGTGCCACACGTGCTAGGCACTGAGGGTGTGT